ATACCAGATATAGCTGGAGCAATTAAAGAAAAAATCATAGCTGCAGCAAACTATGTTAAAAATAACCCTTTAACTTTAGTTAGATTTTTAATACCACCTGTCAACCTCCCAGATATAATTAATAAAATTTATGAATCTGGGCGACAATTTATCAAAGATAAGACCGGAATAGAGCTTCCGGCTATTAAATTACCAACATTACCTGATTTAGTTGGCGGAATAAAATCAATCTGGAATAGCGGAAAAGATTTTGTTAATAATTTAGTTTCTTTCGATTTGCCAGGTTTAAGTATGCCAGATATACCCGATCCGATAGCCAAGATTGATGAATGGGCCAGCAGCATTAAAAGCAAATTAAGTAATATAGACTTTGGCTCTGCCCTTAAGACAGCAATTGAAAATGCTATGGATAAACTGCCAGGCTGGATGCAGGGAATGGCAAAAAAGATAATGGACTATTTGCCTCAATCACCTGCTAAAATTGGACCATTGAGCCAGTTAGACAGGGTAGGACCAGGGCTAACTCAAACAATCGGGAAAGGTGTCGATAAGTCCAGAGAGCAGGTTACTGGACCATTGAGCAGCATGTGGAATGAGTCAATGATTGCTGAGCCTAAAACTATTGTTAGAGATTACAGCCCGATGAAGGGTATTTCCGACAGTGGTTTTGGAAGTTCTCAAAGTGTTACAAATAATAATTATAACCAAAGCAATAAAAGTAGTAATAGTAAATCAGAAAAGAAAGTAGTAATTGAGAATCTTAATCTTGAAGGTTCAAACAATACAGTTCAGGATGCTCAAAAAATAATTAAAATAATAGAGCAGTATTTTGACGGAGAGGCAACAGCTGCGGTAGGTGATTCAGTTGGCTAGATTATACAATGATGATTTTGATATAGAAATAGAGGTTGCTCCAGAAGAAAGTGTTAACTTAAAAAATGAAGTTACTGAAAAGCCAGTTGAGGATAAAACAGAAATAGCTGATCATATCAATCACCAACCAGTTGAAATTAATCATACATTCGTTATAGCTGGAGATGAAGCAGAAGATCAGCGAGATAGATTAGAAGAAGCAAGCCAGCATGATGAAGTCTTTAACTACATGGATGTTAAAGATTACAGATTATATGAAAACATGGTTATTTTAAGTATAAATTTTGATACTGATGCTCAAATATCTAATGGTTACCAGGGCAGCATTTCCTTAAAACAGGTTCAGGTAGCTGAGCAGGAGACTATATTTGTTAATTTAGGAACTGATCCTTCAACCGGCAATGAAGTGCAGCAAAATGCTACAGAAACAGAAGAACGGTCCAATAAGACAGAAAATATAGATGAAGAAAGCACTGATCAGTCAATTCTTACCTCAATGATATCCCCTTTCGGCGGTGATGAATAATGGAAGTTAAATATTTACCTGTAGAAAAAGAAAATATTAAACAGGTTCCTGACAGATTTTTGACTGATGTAGCAGGAACAGAGCTTATATTTGAAATAAGCTGGAATCATCAAGGGTTTTTTGCTATGTCAGTTTTTGATTCTACCGGAGAGGCTATACTTGAAGGTAAAAAAATAACTTACGGCACGAATATGTTCGACAATATTATTGATGACAGGCTGCCTGACGGTATCGGGATAATACCACTTGATAAAACAATGGCCGCAGAAAAAGAAGGAGTTACTTACGATAATTTTTATGACAGTGTAAAGCTATATATAGCTGGTGATTACTAATGTCAAAAGCCTTTGGAAGAAGAGTAATATTTACTCTAGAAAATAAAGAAATAAAATACCCTGATTTAGATTTAGAATTTGAGGTTAATTTTAACACTGACTCAGATGGCAATGTCGGCCATGTAAGATTTTTTAATATCAGCAACAAAACAATTGATCTTCTTAAAAAAGATACTAATTTCACTTTAAGAGCTGGCTACAAAAATGATGTTGGTCTGCTCTTGCCTGGAGTTATATCTCATACTCAAACATCGTGGGATACAACAGATAAGATTACTGAAATTGTAGTCGGCGATAATACTTCGGATTGGTTGAATACTACAGTTAATCAGACCTGGAGAGCTGGTATTAGAGCCAGAGATGTTGCTGTTGATTTAATTGATATGCTCCCTTTTGGAGTTGGAGAAATTAATTTAGCCAATAATATTGATTATCCTAAAGGAAAGACTTTTTCTGGCACCGTTAAGACCGCTCTCGAAGAAATAGCAAAAGATGCAGCTACTAAATTGCATGTTGGTAGAAGTAAAATTTATTTGAGACCTGAAGAAGTTGGAACCAGAGAGATTGTTAACCTCAATAAAAGGACCGGATTAATAGCTTCTCCGCAAAAGATTGATGAGGACGGAGAAGAAGGATATAAAGTACAATCTCTTTTAAATTATAGAATATGGGCTGACAGTATCATCAGTATAGAAAGCAAAACTATTTCCGGTCTATTTAGAGTAAAAAAAGGGCTGCATAAATTATCAAGCAGTGATTTTCTTACAGAAATGGAGGTTGTTAAAGTATGAGAGGTTCAAAATTAATGAAAAAATTGATTGATCAGGAATTAAAAGAGCTGCATGTAGCTTTGCCAGCTAAAATAGAAAATTATGATCCAGAAACTATGATAGCTGAAATCACTCTTTTATCTAAAAAAATATTGAATGATGAAGAAGTTACAATTCCCAAAATAATAGAAGTTCCTGTTGGCCATTTAAATGCTGGTCCTTTTGTGATTAGACCTCCATATCAAAAAGGTGATGTGGTCCAGGTGCTTTTCAATGAAAGAGCCCTGGATAAATTATTAATAACCGGCGATCCAGAAAGCGTTAAGTACAAAAGGAAACATGCTTTTGATGATGCTGTGGTAATAAAGGGTTTAAAAGCTGAACAGGAAAACAAGTTAAATTCTAACTATGGTCAAGATTTGCTTTTTGAAAATCAAGAAGCAGACAGCAGAATAGTAATGAAAGTTAATGGTGATCTATTAATTAAGACTAATGGAGAAACCACTATTAATTCTAGTGGCCCTGCGATAGTTAATGCACCAAAAACCACTGTTAATGGTGAAGTTGATTTGGCTGGAGGGGGCCCTCCAGTTGCAAGAGTAGGAGATGCTATCGAAACATATGTTAGTGGTGGATCATCTGCCGGTACTCATGTTGGTAAAATAACGGCTGGAAGTGGAAATGTAACATCCGGGTAAGTTAGGTGGTGATTATATGAGAAGTTTTTATTTTGATAAAGAAAAAGGCACTACAAAACTTAATGAATTACATGATATAGAAGAAGTGACAGGAAAGATGGAGCTTGAGCAAGCACTCTGGATCAGAATAATGACAAATCAGGGAGAATGGATTTTTGATTTAGACTTTGGTCACCCCTGGTTAAAACTTTTCAGAGAGAAAGCGACGGCCAGAAAGCACAGATCCGAACTTATCAAAACAATCTATAAAGAAGATAGAGTTAAAGAAATTTTAGAAATCAATGTTGATACTTCAGACCAAAAAAATAGAAAGCTTAAAATATATTTCAAAGCTTTAACTACTGAAGGTTTAATTGAATCGTCAGGGGAGGTGGAATTTTAATGTCTGATGAATTTGGTGTAACAGAAAAAGGGTTTAAGAAAAAAACTTATCAAGATATTGTTGAGTCTTTAGAAGAAAAATCAAAAAGTTATTTTGGAGATGATGTCAATTTGTCCTCTTCCTCTCCTAACGGCTGGTTTATAAGATTATTTGCTTTCAGCTTATCATTGATCTGGTCTGTAGCTGAAAAAGTATATAATTCAGCTTATGTAATTTTGGCAGAAGATCAAAGCTTAGATTATGCCGTATCTAATCTTAATGTAAAAAGAAAAGGAAAAAGAAAATCAGAAGTTCCACTGACTGTAATAGGAACCCCTGGTACTGAAATAGACAAAGGTTGGACTGTTGAAACTGAAACTGACAGTTCAATTAAATTTGAAACTAAATATAATACTACCATCCAATCAAATGGAGAAACAGAAGTCCAGTTAATAGCAAAAGAAGCTGGTGAAAAAGGAAATGTGCCGGCTAATACTATTACTGTTATTACTCAGCCTATTTCTGGTGTTGATTCAATTACAAATCCTATAGCAGCCGATTTTGGAAGAGATAGAGAAACAAATCACGAACTAAGAAACAGATATTTTAATCAGCTGGGCCAGAACTCTAGTGATGTAATTGCGGCTATTACTGCTGCAGTATCTGATATAAATGAAGTTAGACAGGTAAAAGTATTTGAAAATGATACTGAACAGACTAACTCTCTCGGTATGCCTATGAAGTCGGTATTTGCTGTAGTTCTGGGAGGGCTTGAAGAAGATATTGCTAAGGCTATTTATACTGCAAAAGCCGGCGGAATAAGAGCATATGGGGATATAATCACTGATGTTTTTGATGAGGGTGGAACTATCCATAAAATAGGGTTTTCAAGGCCTACTGATGTAGATACATATTACACAATAGACCTGATTACTAATGATGATTACCCTGTAGATGGTGATGAGCTGATAACTGATGCCATAGTTGATTATTTAGACGAATTGATTATAGCTGATGATATTATTCACTCCAAAATTACTCATGAAATACATGGAGCCTGCAGCGGTATTATTGATTTTGAATTATATATCGGCACCACTGCGAGCCCAACCACAAAAGATAATATTGAGATTTCAGGATTGGAAGTTGCAATTACTGATCCAACTAAGGTTGTGATCAACCATGTCTAAAATATTAGAAGCAATGAAAGAGAAGTTTATAAGCTTTATTACTAAAGATGAGGATTCCGATTTTGTTAAAAAGCTAAGAATGTTAGCAGAAGAAATGGAGATTGTTCAAACTGCTTTTGATGATATAGAAGAAGTTAAAAATCTAAATGATGCTTATGGCAAAACACTTGATCATTATGGTGCAAATGTCGGAGAATCAAGAAAAGGTAATGATGATACTTTATACAGGCTGTTAATTAGAATTAAAATAGCAGAGAACACCAGTGACGGCTCAATACCTCATATAATAGATGCTTTAAGTCTAGCAATAGATAGACCACCCGAGGACATTTATGTTCAGGAAGGGTGGTCTTTTGTTACAGAAGAGCAGCCTGCATCTATATTTCTTTCCTTCCCATCCGAAGTTTTTAGCGATTACAACATTACTTATGAAAGATTTATTAATTTATTTAATAATGTTGTAGGCGGTGGAATAAGCACTGATTTCTTCTTAATTGAAGAGGATGACATCAATATAGTTGCGACAATGCCCTATACTGAAATGTCTACTTTGCCGTATTGCGACACCGTAAAAACTGGAGAATGGACTGATCAGTTTACTGGTGAAATCTATTTAAGTAATGTGTATGAGAAATATTCTACTGAAAAACAGGAATATCCATTTTTAGCTGGGTTGTATTCCGGCAGTACAGAAATTGATTACCCGCAAGGTGTTATTGACAGTATGAAGGTGCAAGAAATTTACAGCACCGCTGATCAAGTATTACCCTTTACAGCTAATTTGATTTCTGGAGGATATGAAGAAAGCAACAGAGGTTATAGTTTTAAATCAATACTTAACTTTAATACCAGCTATGAAAAGTACACTAAAGATTATAATTACTGCAATACCTTTAGATGCGGGGAGGTGGCAATATGATCACAAGTGCAGGCCTCAATAAATTAGCACGAGAAACTGACAGTTTTATTAGTCACGGCACTTATACTGTCAATGGCCAGAAAAAAGAAACTGACATTTATAAAGTTAAAATAGATGGCAGCAAACTTAGAATCTTTCTCTATTTAAATGAAGCCGAGGGAGTTGGGGACCTAACCAATTTTGAGCTCATTGATGATGAAGGAAGTATTTTTGCTGATAAACCAGATCAGATAGAAAAAGGAGATTTAAAAGGTTTATTGATCGCTTTTGATTTTGATATCCAGGAGGTGTAAATAATAAATGATATATGATGAAAATTATACTCCACTCGAGTGGATAGATCATGTAGTGGATGCAGATGGTAATGTTATACAGCAGGGTACAGTTATAAGTAAAAAGAAAATGGAAAGAATTGAATCCGGTGTTCAAACAGCTTTAGGACCATCCGGGATACTTGCTTTCCAGACTCTGCAGTTTGTTCAGAAACTTAACCAGGAATTTGAGAAAATGAAAAAGCAAAAAATAATGCAGGGAGAAGTAACTGTTACTGCTGATAATTATACAGCTGTAGCTTTAGATGGTTTTGTGCAGTATGATGCACCTGATTATCAAGTAGTTACTGAGCTTGTATCTGGTGACCCTGGCTTTGTTGGTGACATAAAGGTTTATGACAAGACATCAAATGGATTTAAAGTTAGTTTTACCGGTAGTGAAGATGAAGCGACTATCAAATGGACTTTAATTAACTTTGATGTCAAATAAGGAGGTGCAGCAATAGATGATAATTAACGAATTGAATACTGGAGAAAAAGCTGACTATTCCCTAAATGGGAATTTTTTAGTTTTGAGTGTTTTAGATAAAAGCATTGGCCTTGATTTAGAGGTAATGCAGGATGATGAAAAGAAAACTGTCGATATTTGCACAAATAAAACAGGTAATCTGGCGGAAGGTATCGATAAATGGTATGTAGCAAACATAACTATTCCTGCAGCTGAATATGAAATGCAGGGCACTGGAGAAGTGGACGAAGATGGAAAAACAGTTTACGAAAAGGTCAAAAAACCTTTTAATGTAGACGAAGTAGTGCTCGATTTATGGGCTCTACCTAATTATATTCTTAAACAAAATCAAAAAGAGGAAGTGATTAATTAATGGAACCTTTTGTATTTAGTATAAAAGATAGTTACAGAGCAGCTGTTGAAGCTCAAACCGGAGGAAGAAACACAGTTCTATATGATGATCAGGGAAATCCTTCTGTTATGTATAGGCTGCCTAAGTTTAATTTAGATGATGTTGTAGACACCTGGCCAAACGAACCGCATCCAGCTTTCATTGTTAACGGTGTGGTTAAGGATGAAATTTTCATTTCAAAATATCAAAATATTATCAAGAACAGCCGGGCTTATTCAATCCCTAATCAGGACCCAGCAACATCAATTAATTTTGATACAGCGAGAGCTGCATCATTTGCTAAGGGAACTGGCTGGCATCTTATGACCAATGCAGAATGGGCTGCTATTGCACTCTGGTGCAGGAAAAATGGTTATGAGCCCAGAGGTAACAATGACTATGGTCAGGATATAAGTGCTCCGCATGAAAAAGGTGTAGAAACTTATGGTGGTGGAGACCCTTACAAAACATATAGGGTAGCAACCGGATCTGGACCTGCTTCATGGTCTCACGATGGAACTCTAGCAGGCATATTTGATTTAAATGGAAATGTTCATGAATGGGTCGATGGCTTAAAGCTAGTTGACGGTAAAATTTGGGTTCATGATGAAAATGATTTTCAGACTGGTAATGCTGCTGGAGATAATACAGGCTGGTTAGATCTCGGAGCTTATATGGATGTAGACGGCACTACATTACAGCTTGATAGTGTAATTGACAATGTAATGGACGAAGCAAGTAGCGAATATATCTCTCATATTTTTGAGAATATGACCGCTGATACTGGCTTTACAGTTCCTGAAAGACTAAAATATTTGGCTGTATTCCCGGAAGGCACAGGATATAACGGAGATTATATTTATGTTAGAAACTACGGTGAGCGTTTGCCGGTCCGTGGTGGCCGCTGGAGCGGCGGCTCGACAGCCGGTGTCTTTCGGTTGAGCCTGAGCCACGAGCGTTCGAGCTCGAGCAGCATCATTGGCTTCCGCTCCGCTTTTGTTTCTCTATAAATCTGAACTCTAAAATCTGTTAGGGGTGGGCGATAGCCTTCCCCTACATTACTTGAAGGATGATAATTTGGAAAATCTAATAGTATATCAAAAGACTTATGACATGATCCAGTATGGTTACCAGGCATTAAAACAATTTCCTCGCAGCGAAAAGCATACTTTTGCTGCAGAGATAAAAGAGGCAATGA